CTTTCCCAAGGTATCATTGAATCTAATTCGTCTAACGAGTATTTGTGGTGTTGCATTAGTTGAAAGTTGGTGCTATAAAAATTAAACACCGACTCATGAGAAAGGGTTATTAAAAAAAACTTTGTAGGCCTTCTAATACTCTCTCATTCAACTTACCACAAGTGTTACACTTGTATTCAATCTTACCTTGAAGTTTGGGCATACCGTTAAAGAATGCACTCAACTTCTCAATCTGTGGAAAGGTTAAACTTTCTACAAACTCTGATTTATCGTCAGCTGACATATCAGCCTCATCGTAGACATTCTCTGCATCAAAAATTTGTGTGATTGATGCCTTAAGAACTTCTATCGATTGTTGGTCTTCAGAAGCAGTAGTAATTTGTTCCATATCTTTAACCTTTGGATATCTTAATATAATACCAACGTCATCTGATATCATTATCTTAGGGTCACCACCAGTATCTTCTGTTACTGTTAGGTCATCTAAGTTAACTACTGTTTCACCAGTTCCATTACAGTCAGTTGACATGCAAGCCAACTTTAATGGAATCGTTTCACCTACTGATACTGCTCTGATTTTACAGAACAAGTACTCTAGGTCAAACATAGTCAATTCATTTGCATTGACTTTCTCAAACGTCACATTATTAATCAAATCCTTAACTGCACTAAGTGTAGTTTTCGGGTCTTCACTTTCTTGTGCAATGACAAGAATCTTTTGTTCCTTTACTAGGAACGGTCTGAATTTTACTTCAGTACCAGTTGATGGCAATTCACATGTATATGTGGGGGTTGCTTGAATTGGTAAGGCCATAATTATACTCCATAATTAATTAACCACCACCCAGTAACTTTCCTATTCCTAGGTTTTTGTACTTAGTGGCAGCGGTGTCAAGTGATGATAACTTATTAAGGTAACCACCAACTTTATCGTTAAATCTACTTCCGACTTTTAATGCGTCTAAAGTAGAATCTAAAATCTTTCTTCCAGTATTTAGTGCAGAAGCTTCGGGAAGTTTTGGTTGCTTTGCTAGCATACCATCATATATCTCAGTGTAATTTCTATTTGGCTTCCTATCTTCTACCATGTATTCTGTATCGTAATGTCTGTATTGGAATGACATACTAATTTCTAGTATACCACTTGAGTCTGCACCAAAACTTTGAGTATCGAATGATGATGGATATACGTCATAGTAACAATATTTTAAAGACTTAGTTTCGTCCTTTCTCAGTGCATACACTTCAAGTTGTCCGATGTATTCATCAAGATATTTCATGACTGGTATTTGTGCAGAACCTTGAGTTCCACCAGCACCACCTGTGTATGGTGCTTCGTAAATCCATCGATGCCATGCTTCAATTAATGCACGGTCATGAAATGATTGGTCACATATAAAGGTTAAGTCAACAAACCCACCTTGGTCTACAGTTCCGTCGGGGATTTCATATCCCGAATTGTATTGGTCTCTTGTATTAGTTCCTAAAGATGAACCTTCCATATCTACACTTCTACATCTAAGCATGTCTTCTGCAGCGAACTGAAATCCTAATCCAGCAGGTGCTATAATAGCAACATCATAATGGTCTCCTCTTGCACCTACATCAAAATTTGCTTTAAACGTATCTATTGTTATACTCATTAGAATTTCCTTTGACTCTCTGCATACACAGTATTTGCGTTGACGTTAAATTTTGCAAGTGGTAACATCAATATTGCTTCCCATTGTTGGTAAGGTACTTCCACTATTCTTGCACCTATGTGTGTTGTTAAATATCTTTTGATACAAGGTTTTGCAAACCTTAAATCATTATTGTACTGAATGATGTTGTAATCAACTTCCATTCTAGTATCTCCATCACCCTCTATTGTATTGCCTCTTAGCTCTTCTAATAAGGGTCTGAGTAATGCAGTTCTATGTCTAGGTGCAATGTAATGTGTATTAATACCTAAGAACCCATCTTTATATTGTTCTATTGGTATCACTATTGGGTACTTATCCCAGTAAGGCAATTCATCTTGCCATTTAGCATCGTAGTGAAACATGTATACTTTACCCTGCTTAAAACTACTAGATGTAACTGCACTCAGTCCACCCATTAATCTATCGGGTCTTAGTTTAATATCTCTTACGTTAGTTCTAAACCATTCAAGACTATCTTCAGTTCCCGATTCTATATCTTCGGGTAACATTTTTGCTACTGCTGACAATAAGACTCTTGATACCATATAACTATTTATGTATTCTAGGCTACAATACTAAAATTAGTTTCTATAACTTTTCGATTAGATGGATTTATTTCTAGGAATGACCCGAGGTCTTCTTCAGTGATATGACCAGTAACGGTAACTCTACCATTTCCGAATAGATGTTTTATACTTTCATCACAGGTTCCTATGAGTCTAGGTTTCTTACCCTCATATAATTCTCTAAGTCTATAGTAGTACTCATACATTTCGGGACGGTCTTCAGATATATGAAACTCAATCATACCCTCAACATCAAAGAACCTAGTATCTCTACCCTCGGGGATAGGGAATTCATTTATCCAATCATCATAAGTGATTTGTTTATTGTTGGGTAAGTAATTGGAGTCATCCCAAACAACAAATTTTGTTTCATAAGCTTTACATTGTATCAGAGCATTTACACGAACGGAGCCTGGATGTACTCTCCATCTACCGTTTGGTTTAATCCATGCTTGTGGTGTAGAATAAAACCCTACTGTTTTGTATTGGTCTATTAACCAAACTAGTTTCTGTGCTTCGTTTCTCAGTGAATCATCGTCGGTCTTATTCTCTGCAACATTGATATGATGGATATACTCCAACAAATTCTTTCCAAACATCTTAGGGTGATATGGATGCCAATGTTTACATTCAGCTAGAGTCGCTATCTTTGGTATTGATACTCTAGATTTATTTTCGAAGGCCTCTCGTAGGCGGTCTTCAGTTATATGCATTTATTCTATCCTCTACTAGTTTGATATCTTTAGGTGTGTCTACTGATAGACCATCATCTTCTACATGAATCATTAGAACCTTATATCCATGTTCTAAGAATCTCAACATCTCAACCCTTTCAGCTCTCTCTAAAGTCTGCATAGGTAATGCAGAAAATTCTTGTAGACGTTCTTTAGTGAATGCATATAAACCAAGTTGTTGATGTACCCTTGCATCCTCACCTCGTGGGAAAGGTATACCAAGACGTGAGTAATACATTGCACAATGATGTGAATCAAACACAACCTTTACTACATCGTTGTCCATGACCTTGTAAGGTTCCTCGATTGTAACATATGCATTTGCAACACCAAGATTAGGATTAAAATAATCACATAGTCTATCAATTGCTTCGGGGTCAATCAAGGGTTCGTCACCTTGAATATTAACATAGATATCTGCATCTATTTGTTCAGATGCAATTGCACATCTATCGGTACCAGTTTCACAATCATCATCAACTCTTATCACAGGTATATTGAATATCTCACAATGGTATTCAATTCTGTTATCATCCGTAACCACGTAGACCTTGTCTAGTTTCTTCGAAGCCGATGCACGGTCATAGGTTCTTTTAATCATAGATTCACCACAGATTAATGCAAGGGGTTTACCCTCAAATCTAGATGAACCCCAACGAGCAGGTATTAAACCGACTCGATTGAATTTGCTCTGTTCCAACAACATTCTATATCTCCATATCCATATTCTGCATAGATGAAATCTACCCCAGCTCTGTTTGCACAATCCATATCTACTTGCATATCCCCAACATAAACTGCATCACTTGGGTCAGTATTACAATATGCAAGGGTATATAGTAGTTGGTCGGGGGATGGTTTCCCTCTCAATCCTTCAGTGGGACAACATATGATTTCAAAATTGACATTAATCTCAGCAAGAATAGCATCAGCTCGTAATTTCGACTTCGAAGTTACCACGGCTAATTTCTTACCATCACGCTCCAATGATTGAAGGTGTTTTTCTACACCATCGTAAAACTTTATCAAGTTAGAATTCGCTGCAGAGTATCTATTGTATCTTCTCATCAACTCATCTTGGTCAGTAAGTATACCCATCTCAGTTAAGATATCCTTGAACGGTTTACCAATGTGTTTAAAATAACTTGGGAACGTATTAGTGGTATCTTCAAAAGGTTTACCAGTGTCTAACTTGTTGAATGCCAGTTCCATGTTTGCTTTTGAGTCAATCAAGACTCCATCCAAATCAAATACATATAATTTCTTCATTTTTTTACCTTTTTTGGGAGTAAGTGGTCTTCGGTTAGTATACGGAATCCAAATTTTCTATCTTTGCAGAAGCTTTCTGCAGCTTTAAACTTTGCTTCATTGACTACATAGGTTGCAACCTCTTTGTAGTAACGTTGTGTCTTACGTTTTGGTTGTTTTGGGGGCCTAGTTTGTTTCTTAGGTTTGACCTCAATGATTTCTCGAAGTATTTGACCCGATGCATTCTTATACTTTATGTAAAAGTCGGGAAAATATCTATGTGGTCTTTTGTCTAAGGGTGAAATGTATGGTATAATGATTTCTTCACTACCCCATTCTAATACATTGCTGTTTTCATCACAGTAAACCATGAATCTACGCTCCCATAAAGACCTATAATAGATTTTAGTGGGGTCTCCTTTGTATTTTTTGTAGTTCTTTGGTTTGAACTTACCCGAATATGCCATAAATAACAGTAACCATAATTAACAAGAACTATTTATAGGGATTCTAAATGCCGAATATCAACAAAATACTAAACAAAGTAAACCAAGGGAAACAAGCAATTAAATCTCTTAAGGGAATACAAGCAAAAATCAGTGGGACAGGTTACGACATAAAAGACATGGCAACCAAGGGGATTGAAGGAACTGCTTTTGGTGGTGTTGCAGATAAATTAGCACAACAAAAATTAGAAGCTGAAAATACACTCAACAATAGACGTGCAAGTTTACAAAAGTCTCGTGAATCAGTTAAATCAAAAGCTTACGCAAAACATAGCCCCGAACAAAGTTACAGAGAGTTGCAATATCCAATTGGGGATGGGGTAGAAAACTTTCTTGTTTTCGAAACATTACCAAGGCAGAAAAGAGAAGGGGAAAACAACAGGAATATGCTTAGTGGTAAGGAGTCAACCAACATATATTTATATGTTCCAACTGAAATTGGAGATGACGTTAAAGCAGAATACTCAGCAACTGGAGTTGGTAAAGGTATTAGAAGTGCATTAGAAATAAAAGATTCTTTCAATGGTAAAATGGATGGTTCCACAATGCAAGCAATGGGAACTGCATTAGAAAATGCAATACAAACAGGTATAGATTCTATTGCATCAATGATAGTTGGCGATGCAAGTAACTTCCTTGCTGGAAGAGCAGTCAATCCTATGGAAGAACAGATGTTTCAAGGAGTAGGATTTAGAGACTTTAGTTTTGACTATGAGTTTTATCCTAGAAATGCAGATGAAGCAAAAGCAGTTCAAGATATTGTACATCACTTTAAAACAGCAATGTTACCCGATACATATAGTAATGCAGAAGGGGATACTGCAGTAGAAAACTACTTCAACTATCCGAATATTTTCAAGCTAAGTTGGGAGGGCCCGATTGCAAAACAGTTTGATGATTTCTTACCTATGGTTTGTACAAGTGTGTCTACTAGTCATTCAACTAAACTGTTTCAAGATGGATACCCTGTATCTACAACAATGGGTATATCATTTACAGAAATTAAAATACTCACTCAAGAAAATTATCAACAGATATCTAAATCGAGCAAAGCAGATAAGAGTATCGGTAGTGGTAATACATCTCTTGCAATGAGAAGGTCAGAAACAATAGCAGCTACCAATGCTAGTGGAGATGGTGGTTAATAATGGCAAACCAATTTTTCAAGAACTTTCCTACAACCAATTACAAATTACCAAATGGTAAATGGATTACAATTAAAGACTTCTTTAGAAAGTCTACAATAGAACAAAATGCAATTAATAGTATTGTTGATTATGAGTACTATGAATTAGAAGATGGTGAAAGACCCGATATCGTTGCAAGTAAGATTTATGGTAACGGTGACCTACATTGGACTTTATTATTAGTCAATCAAATGGAATCGTATTTTGACTGGCATAAAGACACACAAACATTTGAAACATATTTAAAACAAAAATATCCAGGCCAATGGTTAATTTTCAGTAATACTTCTGATATGATAGACCAAACCTCGAAGTTTCTATTGGGTGAACAAATTACATCTAATGATGGTAACAAAGGACACGTCATTAAAGTGCAACCTACATATAATAGAATCGGAGTAGAAGGTACACTAGATTTTGAGGGCAATGATACTATTACTGGTGACATCTCTAGAAAGTCCGCCACAGTTTTGAATGCAATTAATCAAATAGATGGCAT